CCCGAAGGGGTCTATAATATAATATATAATAAATTATATACTATAATAGGAGAACTATGTCAACTACTTTCTGGGCAGTATTTCTTGGTGTAACGGCAGCATATATCGTAGTAACCCTACTGGAGGGTGTTGTAGATGAAATCCATGCAAGGAGACATGCTAAGTACCTAGAGTATTTAGATGACCAAGCAGAAGAATTCTTTGAAGAAATGGCAAATATCTAGAAACGACAAAAGACCCCCTTTCCTAGTATCTCTACTGGGTCAGGGGGTTTTCGTGTCTCTAAAGGGCCTTTAAAGCCTTTTTAGGGGTATATCTAGGCTCCTACGCCATACTCTTTTTCGGTCTTATCTGCCCATTTAGCCAATGGACCTGCAATAGAACCAATTAGGATAGCATACTCAGGGGCAAGGTCGGCAGCAAGGGCTAGTCCCATTGTCACCGCTGATGCCAATACAGCACGAAGGTAAGACTTAAATGCAGCCTTAGTCTTTGGGTCTTTTAACTTATCGATTATGTTTTTCATTGTTTCTCCTATTTTTTTTTAGGTACTGTACCCATCCAACTGAACCAGTTAGAATCGTCTTTAGCATATTCTATTTTAATTGAGATATGTAAATGTTTATTGTGCTTGTTACTGCCAGTGTATTCTTTGTCACCTTTTTCAAGTGACCAGATTCTACCCTTAAAAATAAGATACTTAACACGCTTATCATCTTTAAGTTTCTCATAAATTTCCTCGCAATCAATACCATTAGCAGGGTCGTGAGTTAAATCTACTGCAAACCCTGTATTGTGGTCTGAGTTAGGACTGGACTTGAGATGAGCAGCAGATGGTAGCAGACCATCGCTTGCTTTCTTGCGCTTCGGTCTTAATGCCGTCGCTTGGCGCAGTACAGCAATTGCAGCAGGTGTGGCTTTCTTGGCTACAGTTGTCATATTGACATCCATCCTTCGTATTTTGCATCTGGGTTGTCCTTAAGCCATTGTTCTCTTAATAGGTTTTGACTAGGCCAACAAATATCAGTTGGGTCACAGCCACAACCTTGGCAGTTATTGTCTTCCATTTTGAATCAAAATTTGGTATAAGGTATCTACTTTTTCTTCTAGTCGGTTAACCTGGTCTTTGACGCTAGACCCACCATTGGGGCGAAGTTCGGATAAATAGTGTTTAACTAAGTGTCTTACTCCAAGTGCTAGTGCTCCAATAAGAGAAGTGATGGCGACAGCAAAGGCTGCCCAGTCATTAGGTGTCATTATAAGGTCCTTATTGTTACTAGTAGGATACCACCAAAGCCTGAAAATCTTTTGTCGGAAGGGGTTCGGTTGATAAATTGTATTTCTTCTATAAGGCCAAGATATGATTCTTCATTTCTGAAGTCTTCAATGCGAATAGTATCACCAGCACTTTCTATGTTTTCCAATAAGGTTAGTTTCTCATATGCTGCACCTTCGTGCCCTACTTGGACTCCAAAAGAATCTAGTTCTCTATCAAAGCAAGCCAATGGGTATTGGATTAATCTTTGACGTGGAACTGCTGGTAATGATTTTAATTGATAGCCTCTAAAAATTGGGCCTTGGGTATTCACCGTTGATGACCTATTTAAAATAAACTTAAACGAGATGTATTGCTGAGAACCGCTAGGGTAGGATACTGAAGTCTCTTGGATATCAATTCCTTCAGGGAATGTTCCAATGGTATACTCGGCATCATCTTGTCCTATAGTGTTGATGCTTACAGTACCATAGTTATTTCTTCCAATAAATTTTAATACTTTAAATATCTTATCTTCTAGTGTAGCATAGCGTATTTTTCCGGTAGTAATATATCCGGTAGACGCTAAAATAGTTGCATGTTCTGTGTATACATATCCACCAGTTGCGCTAGAGTATGGGGTTGTAAACATTATTTGGTTAGTGCTACCTGCAAAAGCACAAGAGGTTGTAACCTTGTTGCTAACTCCAGGGTAGTAAACATCATTTGCATAAGCAAATCGTAATGTTTCAATTTCATTGCCTAGGTCAATACGGATTACTCCAGGCTCGCCACCTACGCCAGTTGCACACCAGACGAATTTGTCTCGTGCAGCAAAGTCATAGCAAGGCTGAGTAGTTTCCACAATAAGTGGACCATATTGGATGGAGCCGTCGGTATCTGAGACAACTGCTGCACGGATTCCTTTACTAGTACCTATTAGCATATAGCCAAGGTAATAGAAAATCTTATGTACTATTTCTCCAACTGGAAGTTCAGCAGCAACTACAGAAGAAGTTAAGGTGGGCATTACTCCTGCAGTTGATAATGTAAACTTAGTGATTGTAGACTGAATTCCATTGTAGCCAGCAACATAGATGGCGGCACCTGATGCTGTGATACTTGTATACGTATGAGTAGCACTTGAGTGTGTGTATAACGGGCTTGGCATTGTTGTTGCACTTGTTGAAAATTCATATACAGAGTTATTAGCACACATTACAATACGCTCTTTTACGAACTCCATTACTGCATTTGTTAGCACAATGCTTGGAGATGTAAACATAGAAGTATTTGCTACAGTACTGTCTTCAGTCAAAGCCTTCTTGTATACACGTAATTTTCCAGAACCGCCAATATCATTTGTTACCCAATAGGCAGTAGTTCCATCATCACAGATAGAATATACTTTATCATCAGTACCTGTGTTGTAATCAATAAAATGAGTTACAGTTCCAGTATTTGTTATCTTATCTACATCATATTCATCATGTAGTAACACGCCATTATTTCCACTCCATGTGATAGAGCGAGCAAATTGTTCTGACCTAGCGTTTGTGTTGATTGGGCCTGTAGTATTATGTCCTTCAGTACAGGACTTAAGAAGTGTTGCTTCTCCTTTGTTCCAAACATTTATACCCTTGCTATCTGCAAATCTATATGATACAGACTCACCAGCAGATGGGTCATAAAAACTAATACCATCACCACCGTGGAATGATGATTGAGCACGTACCCACCAACCAGTAATAGACTGTTCACCAGGCTCTGTGCTCTGGTCAATCTGTTGCTTGCGGTATTGGGCTGTCTGTCTGCGGTAAGGAGCCTCATCATTAGTAAACAGAAAGAACGGTAGCGCATTAATTGCTACATCATATGATTCAGAGTTTCCAGCATAGCCAACTGCGTTAGCAGCGTTTGACAAACTATAGGGTAAGCCTTCGGTAATATCTGAACCATATGCCATTTATTTACTCCGTTTTTAAGTGTAAGGTTAAATTTTAAAGAATGTCTAAAATTGCTTGTGCTTTAGCACGTTCTACAATTTCAGTTTTTAACAAATTATTTACTTGCTCAAATTGTTGAAGCACAGCAAGCCGCTCTAGTCTATCCATTGGACATTGACGTGCCGCCTCTTGAGTCTCTAAATCTTTTAAAGCAATTAAGTCAGCATCCCAATTGCCATCTAAAGTTGCTAGTAGTTTTTTGTAGACATCAATATTGGTAGAATATGCATCTACTTCCATTTGTCTGCTTTGCATTGGCGTTAGTTGTACATTATTTTCCATTATTTATCCATTTCCCTTAGTTGATTTTATATGAATTCAGCATCATTTACAATTCCCCCTGGCAGAGTTGCAGGATTAGAATATTTAGTACCAAACCCGCCAAACCATGCGTATGCGTGAATATAAGGCGATTGACTACCACCAAATGCTATTGCAGTTTCGGTAGGATTCCAATCAATAGCACGAATTTCTGATGTACTAGTTGTGCCGACAGATGGGTTAGAGTATCGGGTACCAAAACCAGTAGACGAACTCCAAGGATGTACTACCACTGGAACTGAACCACTAGTTGAATATGCATTTCCAAATGCAATAAGTGTACCTGCAGAATTAAATTTAACAGGATATGGGTTACCGGTTGCAGGGAATGAAGGTGGGTTTGTGTATTTAGTTCCAAAACCACTTGACCAAGCGTAAGCCTGAACATTAAGCCATGAAATAACTAATGCATCCCCAGCGGGAGACCAATCTAAATATTGTCCTGTAGTGCTTGGTGTTGTAGCAGGGTCTGCATACTTAGTACCAAACCCACTAGACCAAGCATACACAGCAACCCAAGGAGAACTTCCTTGCCCAAGTGCTAATGCTGTTCCAGCAGGATTAAATTTTGCTACCGTTACGTTGCTCCCTGGTAGTGTTGCTGGATTAGAGTACTTAGTACCAAACCCGCTTGACCAAGGAAAAGCATGAATATAAGGACTACTAATGCTACCAACTGCTATATTAGTTCCAGCAGAATTGAAGTGCACAGCAGTTCCAAACTCGTTAAAAGTTTTTGTATATCGGGTACCAAAACCAGTGGATGAACTCCAAGGATAGGCATTAACTCCATCGTAACTATCATTAGCAACAGCAATAACTGAGCCATCTGATTTAAATGATACGCTATTGCCGTTTCCTGGCGGCAAAGTGGCTGGGTTAGAGTATTTAGTTCCAAAGCCAGTAACATCATTAAATTTATATACAGTCAGATATGGTGTATCATCATGTGCTACTGCTAACACGGAATTATTATTAAATCCAGGGAGTATAGAAGATGCCATATGAGAAAAGCCTCTAGCACTTGCTCCAGTTCTAGTACTAATTAGTGGCATTATTACTCCTTAAGCAAACTTATTTTGAGTTGCAAGTACTACATAGGTTGGTGTAGATGCTGTTTTAATAATTGTATATGAATATGCGTCTATACTAGATGCGTTTCCAGCATTTGGCGTTTGCCCATTTACCCACTTAGGAGTAACTGATGTACCATCAATTGCAAGTGCTGTAGGATAGTATGCGGTTGCACCGTTAGTATTCAAGAAAGTAACTGTTACGGAGTCTCCAGTATCCATCAAGGATGCTAGGGTTGTGCTACTATTACCACGAATATTAAATGTAAAGTTAGCAGATGCATTTGTTGTATAATACAATATTGCTTGAGTTAAGTAATCAAAGTTAATTGTACCAGTTGCAGCGGTTGCTGATACGGTTGTAATCTCCTGAGGAGACTTTAAGGTTGGATAGTTTTCGGTTGGACTAGTAAGGGTTTTACCGCTTAAAGTTTCAGTACCGTCAAGAGTTGCAAAGTTTCCATCAGTTAATGCTGTGTTAAACTGTGCAGTAGTACCAGTAATAGTATTTGAACCTAAAGTCATAGTTTTACTAGTAAGTGTATCTGTAGTGGCTCTACCTACTAATGTATCAGATGATGAAGGTAGGGTTAATGTTCCAGTATTTACAATGGTAGACATTGCTGGAGATGTAAGAGTCTTATTAGTTAATGTCTGGGTACCAGTTAAGGTAACAGCGGCATCAACACCAGTAGTAAAATAAGTTAAGTCATCTGAGGTCAGAACATGCTTAACTACAGCACCAGCAGAGTGGCTTTGTCCACTACTTCCTGCTTTTGCTCTTTGAATAGTTAGGGTATCTGCTGCAATAGCAGTAACAAAAACAATCTCTTCATTAACTGTATCTGGGTCAAGGGCTAAGGTAAATTGGTCTACGTTTCCGGCAGCCAATGATGCTCCACCCATAAGAGCAGTTCCAGTACCTGCTGTAACGGTCATGGTTGTTGCTGAGGAGTTTATAGCACTTTGTAGCGCTGTTTCAACGCTAACGCTTGAGAACTTACGGGTCATTGGTTTTCCTTACCTAGTGTAGTGCGGACGTATTGGATATTTGCCTGTTAATTTAGAATTTTCTTCTTTAAGTCTTTGTTGGTACAGAGCATAAATATATTTAGAGGCTGACTGACCAGCATTAGAAGGAATCTTAGTGTCTGCATTGTCGGACTCAGCAGATGTAAGGTTAATCTTTCCTGCGTCAAGGAATGATAGTAGACGATAAGCAGCACCTAGAGTAATAACATCTCTACAGGTCTCTGGCAAACCAGTTACATCAGAAAATTCTTCGTTGCTTGAATCAAGAGTATTTGGGGTTGAACGATACCATACTTGGACTGTTCTACCAGGGGTTATGTAATCAAAGATTACGATTGCTGATGTTGAGTTAAAGGATGAGGCATTTGCCATTCCATCCAGTCTCCACTTGTCAACCATCTTCCACTCTTTAGATGGACCAACTGTTTCCCAAGATATCTGAATTATATCTTCGCAGTCATCAGGCAGAGCGTAACTGTTCTGGGCTGAGTTAAATGTGAATGTGTATGAGGCTACCGTCCATAAGGTTGGGTATACGCTGTTAATTGTATCGTTGATTGCTTTTCTAATATTAACTCTAGGAAATGTTGGGGATAATGTTACCTGTGCATATTGTGCGTGAGGGGCTGGAGATGTGTTGCTATAACCACGACCAAAGCCTGGGATAGCGGTTAGGGTGCTTGATGACTTATCAAAAGAGTCAATCCAAATAAGTTCATCATCTATTTCAATAATGCCTTTAGCAAGATTGGATGATGAACCTATCTGAATAGATGAATCAGTTGTTGTCAACCCACTTGAATTAGCAAGATAAGTAATGCGGTCTTGACGCATAGTGTAACCAGTCAGGTTAGATTTAACTTCGTCAATCATATCTTTAAGTGTTGCCATTATTCTCCTCTAATTCAAGTAGTTATTTAGTTTTAGTTACTCTGCTGAAGGTGCTGCAGGTAATTTAGCCAACTCATCTTGGTGAACAGCCATTGCTGTATCAAGAATTGCTAGTGCTTCAGTTGCTTGCTTAACGCCCTCTTCATTGTTTGAGGCTGCAGCAACCTGCTTGTTGATATCGTGTTGGTATGCCTCTGCAGCAAACTGAGTAAGTCTCTGCTCTAGGATACTCTTCTTCTGTTCTGCGCTTAGTAGACCTGAGTAGTCTATTGTCATTGTGTTTCTCCTTGTTGGTTGTTTACGTAAACATAGTCCCCTTGGAACTATGAATCTTATTGTACTATATTATGCCTTATGATGTAAGTGCTACTGAGGGATATTGTCTAAAATAGTGGTTTCTGCGCCCGATGCTCCTGCTCGGACTACCAGTTTAAGAGTTCCTGCGTTGGTTCCGGCAACAAGGTATATGCGAGCAAGGTCTGCCCCAGGGTTTGCAACAGCAGACGTTGTTTTCTTCATTCCCATAAATGCTCCGCCGTAAGCAGACTCAAAAGAACCATTACCGCTAGGCAGCACTGCGCCATATGATGTTACATAACCATATGCATCAACCTTAGCCAACACCGTCCCACTACTATTCTGCCATTCCTGCAAGTTGGCGGTCTGCGAGGCTACACCTTTAATTACAAGGGGCACATAAGCAGCATTGCCATCTGCTATCATAAATGAAACAGAACCTTGTGTGCTAGATGTATAAATATAACCATGGCTTGATGCTTTAATTCCACCAGAAGAATTTATATATCCACTAGAATTTACACTAGCAATTACACTGCCGGCACTATTCTGCCATTCTTGAAGATTGGCAGTTTGTCCTGATGCTCCACGTACTTTTACAACAGCCATTCCAACAACGCCAGCGTTTGCAATAAGCAATCCAGCAGAAGCGGGGTAGAATACTGTTTGATTTGTTCCACCGTCTAATAGTTGAAGACGACCATATCCAGATGCACCACTATTTGAAATATATTGATTTCCAAGAATTAAATTACCACCAGAATTAATACTAGACAACACAGTACCAGCACTATTCTGCCACTCCTGGAGGTTAGCGGTTTGGGAGGCAACGCCTTTGACTACTAATGTAGGTAATGTTGTTACGCCACTAGGGTTTGAAAATCCATTGTAAGCAACACCAGCAAATGACAAAGAACCCGAATTGACTGATTGTGTGTAAAGCGTTGTGCTTGTTTGAATTGAATTTTGAAAATTGCCATTTGAATCAAACTTCGCCAACACAGTCCCAGCAGAGTTCTGCCACTGTTGCAGGTCAGCAGATTGTGAGGCTGCGCCTTTAATTATTGCAACGACATTTGCAGCAACAGAGTTGACAACGAACAATGGGTTGACAGAACTGTTAGCACTATTGGCTCCGTATAAACCAGCAAATCCACGAATCGAACCACCAGCAATAACTGATGCCAATACAGTTCCAGCAGAGTTCTGCCATTGAGTGAGGTCTGCAGTTTGGGATGCGGCGGCTGCCACTATTAATCCAACTCCACCTGCTGCCGCATAAATACTCACATTTGGAACAGTGCCAACACCTTCAAATACAGAACCATAACCACCGTTAGGTTGAACTACATACAAAGCACGACCACCAGCATCTGCTGTTGTGTTAATTGCTAGTCTGCCAGCAGAACTAAATGAAGACAATACAGTTCCAGAATTATTCTGCCACTGTTGTAGATTAGCGGTTTGGGATGCGGCACCTTTTACAATAAGACCTACGGTTGCTGCTGAAGCAGTATTAATAGTAGAATTACTTGTAATATTAAGCCCAATACCTGGTATTCTAAATCTTGTAATGCTTGAATTTCCTAAAGTAATTTCGTTAGACACAGTAGTGGATGATGCGGTAGCAGAATATCCTAACATCATGTTATTAGAGCCAGTTGTTACGCCATCTGCAACTCTACCTAAGTAGGTATTTTGAGTACCTGTTGTCAAAGCATATCCAGCACCGCTACCTACTGCGGTTGTAGCACTAGTAGCAGTAGCCTGATTCAAGGCAGCGTATCCTATTGCAACAGTATCGGTACCGCCAGTTACATTTGCACCAAGTGCTCCTGCACCAATTGCAACAAAATATCCACCAGTAGTTGTTGCCCCAGCAGCACTATATCCTATTGCAACAGCGCTATCTGCAGTTGTTGCATATCTCATTGCTAGCACACCAAGGGCTACGTTTGTACCACCCGTAGTCAATGATTGTAATGCTGAGCCACCAATTGCTACGTTAAAATATGAAGTTGATGAATTTAACGCATTGTATCCAATGGCAGTATTATTTTGTCCTGAAACGTTGCTGGCGAGTGCGCCTTGTCCAAAAGCAACGTTGCTGCTTACATTTCCACCACCTAAACCAATTGTCATTCCATTAATGCTTGCATCAACTGCAGAGGTTAATTTACCTGCTGAAGAGATGGATGTAAGCACAGTTCCAGCACTGTTTTGCCATTCTTGCAAGTTAGCAGATTGTGAAGTTGCGCCTTTGATTCCAACTCCAACTGTAGAAGCAGATGAAATTACAACACCAAATTGGCTGCCAGCCGTAACCGCACCACTTGTTGCAACAGTCATACTTGAAGCCCAGATGCGACCACTTGAAGTTACTGCGGCTAATCCTGTACCTGCAGAGTTCTGCCACTCTTGCATATTTGCACTTTGTGAGGCTGCTCCTCTTGCAACAATAGGAACAAATGTTGCACCCGCAGCAACTGCGCCAATCATAACAAGCGAAAGTGGCGATGCGGCCCCTATTACTACTCTTGCGCTAGGGATAGTTAAATCTCCACCAACCGAAACGCTTGCCAATACCGTACCAGAACTATTCTGCCATTGCTGTAGAGCGGCAGTTTGGGAGGCGGCACCTTTGATAACCATAGTTGCAGCAGTTGTAGAACGGCCATTAAATGTTGCTGAGTCTGTTGCTGTTGTATCCCAATATGTTCCAGATGCAGCAATTCCGTCAAAATATCTAAAACGAATTGCAGTTGATGAACCACTACCAGCAGTTACGTCTCCATCTTTAGAAACATTTAATAAAACAAAACCATCGCTTCTTTTCCAATCTTGCAAATTACCTGTTTGAGAAGCAAGTCCCGCTACGGTCAAACCAACCGCAGATGTTGATGTGGGTTGGACTATCTGAGAAGCAGTAAAAGTATTAGCCGTTGCAAGATATGGAACACCAGTAATTGCTGAGCCTGCTGGGATTGTTACAGTGCCAGTAAATGTAGGGGATGCAATAGGTGCTTTAGTAGCAATAGAGTTAGTTACTGTAGTGGCAAAACTAGCATCATCACCTAGTGCTGCAGCCAACTCATTAAGAGTATCAAGGGCAGCAGGTGCTGCATCTACTAGATTAGATACGGCAGTACCAACAAATTCAGTTGTAGCAACTTGAGTTGTATTAGTGCCAGCAGTAGCAGTTGGTGCTGTAGGAGTACCAGTTAAAGCAGGTGATGCTAGTGGTGCTTTAAGTGCTACATTGGTAATAGTCTCATATGTAGAAGCAGCGGTAGCAGAAGAAAGTTTGGCAGATAAATCAGATACAAGTCCAGTAACTTGTGACTCGGCAATAGTAATTGCAGTTTGGTCTATACCAAGGGTAGCAGATGTTGATGTGCCAGAATTAGTTATTGGAGCAGTTACTGATACCACTCCAGAAGGCCCCTGTGCCCCTGTAAGGCCTGTATCTCCCTTAGCCCCTTGTGCTCCTGTGGCTCCAGTTGCACCAGTGCTTCCTATAGGCCCTTGAGGACCTGTAAGACCAGTTGCGCCTGTGTCGCCTTTTAAGCCTTGTGGGATTGTAAAGTCAAATACGGCAGCAGATGTTGTCCCAATATTGACTACATTTGCTACGCTTCCAGGTGCACCAGTAGCGGTAGAACCGACAGTAATAGTTGCAGCAGTTCCAGTTGCACCTGTCGCTCCAGTAGCACCAGTTGCACCTGTTGCACCAGCAGCGCCTGTGGCTCCTGTGGCACCTGTAGCACCAGTCTCGCCTGTGTCACCCTTAGGTAATACCAAGTTTAAAGTTTGTGTTGGGGCAGTACCCGTGATTGTAGCAACAGCAGTTGCACCACCAGTTACAGTTCCAATTGAAAGTGTATTAGCAGGACCAGTAGCACCAGTATCGCCAGGTGTACCTTGAGGTCCTTGCTCATTTGACAGAACAATAGTTGTCTCTGGAGTGCTAATGGTTTCTACAATTACATCAATAGCCTCTGTATCAGGGCTAATGTTAACAGAAATATTATCTACTGATGATTCCTGTACTACTACAATTGTCTCACTCATTAAGCCACCGATGGTGTAACTACAAATTTACCTTCTAGTAAACGAGTAACTACGGTTCCAGAATCTAAAACTAAATCATAAACGTATTTACCTGATGTTAGGGCAGCAGTGGTTTCAGCACTTAAGGTTACAGTTACGGTGCCAGCAGCACCACCTAGAGCAATCTTACCGTTAGCATTAGTTGCCAATATAGTTGTGGTTGTTGAACCAATGAAAGGTTTTACTGTCATGGTTGCAGTATAACCAGTTAGATTCCAGGCAGTATTGCCAGTCTTAACAGTAAAAGCAAATACAAATGTGGCACCCTCTTCGCAAACTAGATTATGTTTTCCACTCATAGGTTTATGCTCCTCAATGCAGCAGGTGCTGCTAGACCAGTAGTACCAGCAAGTTCATTACAAATACCATCAATATCTTTAAACTTATCTCTAGTTCTTCCTGCTTCTGCTTTAATGTTAAGAGCACCTACAGTTGCTAGACCAGTGGTACCAGCCCAAGCATTTGCAGCACCTTGCTCATCAAGATATTGCGCTATATTAGTGATGCCAGCAAGACGATTAAGTTCTTGAGTTAGGCTACTACCTGCTTTACCAAGTGCCATTGTTTATCCTATCTAGGTGTAATGATTTTCTTATCAGGTGTGATAAGTTTTGATTTAGGCTCTTCCTTAGGTTTACCAAAGAATGCCTTGTAATAATGCTCATCTAATGAGAATCGCTTCATATGTGGTACAGTTGCTCCAGTATGGCAATAAACTGGTATCTCAGCCTTATCGCATAGGGCAAAGAAGAATATATCTTCTCCCATAAACTTAGTGCCTCTACCTATTTCCATAAAGACTTGACCATCAGGTCCAGCCTCACGAACTTTAGGTACAATACTACGATGCATTAGGATAAATCCCATACCTGCTGCATCTACCTTGATTAATTGATTCTCTGGTAGTGGGTGTACTCTAGTTATACCTACTCCACCATCACCATCATTAACAAAACTATATACTGTAGGCATTGGAACCATCAAAGGTTCCTCTGGATTATCTGTAGTAAAGTATACTCCAGTAACCAATGGACGCTTTTCAGCATCTTTATTATCCCATAATAACTTAAACTTCTCTGGACTAATTACTACATCTGAGTCTACCCATAGTAGCCATTTGTAATCAGTCTTGTCATACCAATAATCAATTACTGTCTGTCTTTGTCTAGCAATCTGATTGCCTTGACTACGTAAGGTTGAAGCAAATTCTACACCAGACTTTAACATTACATCTGTTACGCCTTGCATAAACTTGCCATCTACCATACCATTGTCACACCAAGCAATTGCTACTGAATCTTTAGTCCCCATTTTTCCCTACTTCTTTTTCTTTGCTGCTGCAGCGTTATCAATAAGATTTGGATAGGGTCTACCTGCTGCTTTAGCCCTAGCCTTTGCTGAACTCTTTTGCTTTGGTGTCAATTTCTTAGAAGTTTTCTTAGGGTTTTTCTTGTCCCAGAATGCTTTTTTTACCATTTGACTTTATCCGCCCAATAAGCCGCTGACATTTTACCTTTAGCAATATTCTTGCCATGTCTTGCTTTAAATGATTTGCGTTTCATCTTCATACGCTCAGATTCACCAGCCTTTGGTTTACCAGCAGTGCTTGCGCCTTGCTCACCAAATCTAATTGTCTTTACTTTCTCTCCAACTTTAGCCACAACTACGTGTGACTTCTTAGGATGATTAGGAGTACGCTTTGGTTTATTAAAACCAGATACTCCAGCCCTTTGTAATCTTGAATCTTTCACTTGCTCCCCTTTACTATTTTTTTAGTCTTAGGGTCAAAGCGAGTTTTCTCACTACCATCTTTACGGAGAATAACAATCATACCGTCCCGTATAATTGATTTGTTAAATCCGTCGTGACGCTTGCGTTGACCCGATGACATAATTTACTTCTTCTTGCCCATCTTTTTCATAACCATTTTCTTACCTGCTTTTTTGGCTGCTTTCTTGGCCATTGCCTTGCCCTTTGGTGTGTATGGAAATTCCATCTTTCCTACTTTTGGCATTATATTTGTCCTATCTCTTTCATTATAGTTGCGGCTTTTGGTGTTATATCTTTAGTCTTAGGCATAGTGTCCGCATTGTACGCTTTACCTAATACTTCTGAAGCCCTATGCGCTTCTTGTATGTGACGCATAGTTGTTCCTGCTGGTTGTATTCCTTGTGCTCTTGCATCTCTATAAGCCTGTAACTCAGAAGTCCATTTCTTATCTGAAATATCTCTTTTGGCATCTCCAGAGTTCATCTGAAGTCCTAAACCTTTACATCCAAAACATCCATCTATTGCAACTGGATGATGTTCCCAGTGTTTCATATATCCCCTTATACTGCTGTAAAGTTTGCTTCTGTTACTCCTACACCACCAGCAATTAATGCTGCTTTAGTAGCATCATTGACTATATGCTTATGTCCGCCAAGATAGAACTCCTGGTAATCATCCATTGCTTCATCAAGAACGTAACGGACCCTTGAATACACTCCACCACTCTTAGCAATACTGATGCCTTTGCGTAAGTTTGCAAAGTAAAATAAACGATGTGCACCAGACGGACCTTCTAGTACATATGGTGTTTCAAAAACATAATCTGCCATTTTGCTCCTTAATGAACTTACTCCGTAGCAGGAATATTTCTACCCCTGCTACAGCGTCAATCAACTAAGCGATTGAAGAACCTGATTCGATTCTGTATAGTGCTTCTTCACGGTAGCGTGCAAAGCCAAGTACGCCGTACCAACCCATTGGGCGGTGACGCATTAACTTGTCAACTACTGGTCCGATAACTACATGTGGCTCTTCGGCAACTGCCTCAGCCAATGCCTGTTGTCCAGCAAGGATTGTACGGTACACCTTTGCAGATGCAGCACCATCAGTTGCTGTGTACAGACGTGGAGACTCTACGAAGTATGCACCCTCGTATGTTCCAATTTCTCCTGCCCAGATACGGTCTTGAACAGAGCCGTATTGGTTAGGAAGTAACCATCCTGCTGAACCTGTCTCAGCACGTAGGTCGTGGGATACCTCTGGGTGAATACCAGCCCAGTATAGTGAACCCTTACGAGCAACGGCCTTGCCAGCACGTAACTTAGCAACAGCCTTACGGATGTTAGCAGAAGATAGTGTTGCAGCAGCGGTTACAGTTGCTGTTGAAGTTGCAGTTGAACCTGAGTAGATTACGTTTGTTCCGCCACGCAATGTTGTCATTGCTACGGAGTCAATAGAATCTGCAAGGTTGAATGCGATAATGTTTGCGATTGCTGGGTCTACATCAGCAAGGCTGAATAGTTCCAACGCACGTGTTACCAACACTGAGTTACCGTACTCTGCAAGAGTAATGGTTACTGAGGTTGGTGTGGACATTGCTACTGCATCTGGGTCAGTATCCTCAGTGAGGGCTGTAGTTGCAGCAGATAGGTCAACATAGCGTTGTAGAACAACTGTTGAACCAGGAATTGCTTGGCGTGCTGGACGCTTGTCTGCAACTGAGCGAATTAACGGCTCAGAGCGAAGAGCGAATTCAAGAAGACGGTCATACGCCTTCTGAACTAAACCAGCAGCACCTGCGGTTCCTCCTAATGAGGATGAACCAGTTGATACAAATGAATTAGCCATTTGTTTACCTCCAGGTAATTAATAACGGAATTTTATTGTGAGCGAAGTACATCCAATAATGCATCCATCGAATCTGCATTATCAATGCGAAGATTTAAATCCTCTGCTCGGTCCGGGGTAACAGCGCCCTGTGTCAAAACATCCTGTTGCCTTAACGAGGCACGGTCTTGTTCTGATATCTTAGGCTCCTCTTTAGCAACCGTAATACCAAATAAATCAGCATTGTCATCAAGCCAGTTAGAAACTGACTCTTCGTTGACTTCCTCTAAATCTTTCAGTACTAATCTTGCTGCTTTAAGGTTTACACCCTTCTTTTCTAGGACCTCTTTGACTGTACGCTCACGCTGTAACTTGGATAATCCCTCAAGTTGCTCAGTGAGTTCCTTAATACGTTTCTCATCAGAACGCTTTGCCTTCCGTAACTTTTTAAGTAAGTCACTTCCGTCACCTGCGTACTCATTAGTAGTATCTAGGTCGTCTTCGTCTTCATCCCAGTAATTGTTGCTCATAGCAACACCACCCTTTCTATTCGTTGTAGTCGCAAGCCTCAAGTCAATTCGGGGAAATTGGTTGGCTCTTGCTATCGGTCTTGTACACTGCA